TGTCAGATATTATTCCATATTTTCTTTTTACACATTCTGATTTTACACAAACTGGTGCTAACAAAGAATCACTACAGGTATGTCCTTTTGTTTCTTTACTCCAACTTTTAATTTTTTTACTGACTTCTATATCTGTCCATTTACTATCAAATTCAAAATAATTTCTCGCAGCCTCTATAATTTTATCTTGCCATCTATCTGGATATTTCTTTTTAGCAAACACCATATAATTATATAAAAATCTATCTCTGCCATCTTTCATTTTATTTTTTGTTAATATTGCTAAACAAGGTGGACCATCTTCAAATTCTTGTCCCCCGCCAGATATTTCTTCTTGTACAATTCTTTTTTGTATTTCTTTTAATTGACTACCTGTTTGTGCATTTGATTTAATAACTTTTAAAAAAACTTCTAAAGTCATTTCTAAACCATCAGGATATAATGCTTTTCTTGCTGCAGAGTTGTATGGTAAATTAATAAAATTACCGTTTGTTTTTTCACCATCTGCATTCTCTCCAAGTGAAGTTTGTTTTGGAAATATTTCTGTGCTTATTGGTAGTTTAAATAAAAATAGAACTTGTTCTAAAAAATTTCTTATCTCTTTTGCTTTTACAAATTCAGTGGTGAACACATATAAATGTAGTCCACCACTCTTCGACAGGACAGGTATGATCGGAAGCTTTTTATCTTGTATAACATCTAAGTAAAATTTTCTATCGATAGGATATTTATCTACGTCTATTGCACCAAATCTAGCCATACCTTCATCAGTGCATGGTTGTATACCAATTGATTTAACTCCTTGTATGTGATCGATATAATCTTGTTCTAAAACTTCTGTTTGAGCCCATTCGTGTGGGTATCTTTTTTTACCTGTTTCCGAATCTATAAAACCTTCTTTGGTTTTACACACCCCGTAATTTCTTTTTAAACCTGTAAAATATTTTATGTACTCGTTCATTTAATCCTGTCATGATTTTTAAGTGGCGGATCCACTCTCGCTTAGCCGCCACCGTAGCTACAATTAGATAATATCTTTTGTACCTTGAGATTCAACCTTTTCATACTTTGGTTTCGCTACACCTTTCGAAACATCTTTTTGAAAAGCTTGTGCCATAGTATATAACTCTGCTTGTTGAGAATCAGAGACATCTAACATTTTAACTAAAGATGGTTTATATACATGCCAACTTTTATCTCCCCAGTTTTTACCAACTGTTTTGAGATTAAATACTGCTGTGTAAGCAGCTGGTTGGAAAGTACCTTTTGAATCTGTCATTCTCAAGTTAGCAATCAAGTTATTTAACTCTCTACCTGGAGTTAAGTTTGAAGATCGCATTGCAATAACAGCTTTTCTGCTTTCACCATTTACAATTGCAATTACGTAGAAGTACATAGTCTTCTCAACGTAGTTACCATTTGGTAGTCTCCATCTGCCATTTTTTTCCTCAGTGGCATCTGCAGGTATCTCAAGATGAGTACCAACTGGAGCAGCTGCGCTGTCACCTCTTTCTTGCCATTCAGGATATCTAGTTTGTGTATGTGCTACAACAATATCTAGACCTTTTTGACCATCTATTAAATGACCAAAACTAGCAGCATAGATCATGCCAGGTTCTGCACCTTTTACATGTTTTGCATTTCTCGAGTTACATTCAGGAGATAGTTGATGAAGAATTTTTAAAATCGGTGTTGATACATCATCCGACTTTAATTCTTCAGTTCCTCTACCTGAATCTGCTCTTAGGTTGATTGTAGATAGTGCACCTGCACTATTCTTTTTTTGGATTTGTGTGTCCATATTTACTCCTTATTATTTATTATTTATTATTTATTTTTTATCTTCGTCTGACTTCCATCAAACGTAGAAAATAGATCAGAAGGTATCTCAGTTCCTTTTTCTTTGATATCCCTCATCACTACTGAGAGTGAAGCATGGTGAACCTTCTCTTCTTGAGTCGGCTCATAGCCATGCTCCCTCGCAAGGCTAGCTAATCTAGCAGCCTTGTTATCTTCGCCTTGGCCAAATGTTACTATAATATTATTTTTTACAATATCACCTAGACCTTGGTCACGAAGCCATTTTATTGCCTCTGCTTTTTTATCAGCTCTTATTGAGGCACTGTAAATTTTTTTAACAGATAGTTCTGAACCATCTCGAAGTTTTAAACTTTTTAAGTTCATGTCTTCCATTAACTTTGGAATAATAACACAACCAAAATATTTTTCACTTTCTTTTAAATCGTTAACTCTGTCTTCTAACTCTTTAATCTGAGAACGTATAGATTTTAATTTTTCTACCTCTTCAGATAATTTTTTTGGATCAATTACATCGCTTTGATCCGGAGCATCCTGTCTTAAATCAATCATAATATTTGCCTTTCGTAAAAGGTTATATATAGGATAATTTTATTTTGTCAACTAGTTTTGAAAAATATTTATTTCTATTGGATAATATGTTTTTTCTTGTCTATCCCACTTTAATAATTTATACTTGCCGTTAGTCATATCTGAAACAATAGAGCAAGTAACACCAATAATTGCAGGATCACCAGAGAGTAACAAGTAATCATTGGTTGTAAAATTTTTTAATTTATCACGTATTTGAAAGATAAGTGGACCAGGAGAAAAAATCATTTGTGCTTTTGCTGGTAACATAACTTCTATATCACCATATTTTTGTGCACCCATTACGT